GTCATGGATGGTGGCCAAGGATATTCTACTGGAGATAAGTTGAATGTTACTGGAACAGCAACAACAACTGGATTTACAACTGCTACTGTAAATGTTGATGCAATCTATGATAATACTGGTGATGTTATCTACATTACCGATATTGGAGGTAATAGTTCGCAGTATAATACACTCTATAGAGTTACTGGTATCACAACCACATATCCTGACCAAATTTTTGTAGAATCTGCTGATACTATTTCTGGAATCAACACTATTGGTGTTGGTATAACTGATCTTTTAAGTTCTAAGGCATATAATCTTGGACCTACGATCGGTATCTCATCACTTTCTTATAATAATATAACGGGCATTGTAAGCTTTACGTCGGTGGCTAATCATGGATTATCAGAAGACAACAAGATTCGACTTGCTGGTGCTAACGACGCTGGCTACAATAAAGATCACATTGTTACCAGAATTACAAGTCAGAATACTTTTGAAGTTAATGTCGGAGTTGGAACAACAGTACCAAATGCATTAGGAACAATCCGAGCATTTAGAAACGGATTCACTTCTAGGGGTGGTTTAATTAGTCTTTCTGATCAAAATATTGGTGGTAGACTTATCGATCAGTATGGTGGTGTAACTGCAGAATTAAGTGCTGCTATTACATCAGCAGATGCGACAACACTTTCTATTGATAATCTAAGTAATTATGACTTTGAGATTGGTGATTACTTACAGATCAATGATGAAATCTTCAGAATTAAAGAATCTGTAGATGGAAACCCCATTACTGTCTTTAGAGGATCACTTGGATCTATAAGAGGAACACATGCTTCTGGTGATGTTGTAAGGAGGATTAAACCAATTCCGATGGAATTGAGAAGAAACTCTATTATTCGTGCTTCTGGTCATACATTTGAATATCTTGGTTATGGTCCTGGTAACTACTCTACAGGTTTACCTGATAGACAAGATAGAGTTCTTGATCAGAGAGAGATCTTTATTGCACAGGCTAACAAGCAAAATGGTGGTGTCGTTGCATTTACTGCAATGGACAGTGATGGTAACTTCTTTATTGGTAATAAGAAACTTAACTCTACAACTGGTAGAGAAGATGTATTTGATGCTCCTATCATTACTATTACTGGTCAGGATGTTACTACAGGAAATCAAGCAGGATTTGATTCTCAAGTATCTTCTGAGATTACAGTTACAAGATCTCTAAAAGTTGAAGGTGGTTCTGAGAAAAATATTGTTTCTGAGTTTGATGGACCAACTATTTTTAATCAAAAGATTACATCTTCTTCTGATGATGGTGTAGAATTGAAGTCCTTGTTTATGCAAGGTGAGAATAAGATTTCTAGAAAGTATACAAACTCTCCATCTAAACCAACGTTTGCTGGAAACCCTGGAGATATTGTCCTTAATTCTCAACCCGATAGTGGAGGAACTCTTGGATGGGTTTACACTTCCGATAATATCTGGGAAGATTTTGGACTACTTTCCGATCAAGGATTACCTTTGTCTAAGAACGTTGGTATTACAACATTCGGTGCAAGTTATGCAGGTATTGCAACTAACATTAACTTTGTAGGAACTGGTGTTTCTATTATTGGATCGGTTGATAGTGTATCTGGAGTTGGTACTGTTTCGTTCTTCTCTAGTTCTGTTGAACCTGAGTTCTTGATTGTTGCTGGTGTATCTACATTCAATAATAATGTTATTGCAAATGAGACATTATTCTCTCAAGGTGGATTTATTGCTACAACTGGAATTGCTACATTCTTTGACGATGCAGTCTTTAGAGAAGGTGCTGCTGTATTTAATGGATTAGAAGCTGATTCCGTTACTGTTACTGGTACTATTGTTGCTACTGAATTAAATACAACTACGTTTACAAATACTACTTCTAATTTCGCTGGAAGTATCTCTGCTGGTAGCACTTCAGATGCTACTGATAGAACAGTAAGAGTTCTGAGTGGAGATAACAATAACGCTGGATTTGAAGCATATGGTGATACTCAGGGAACTGGATACATTCAGATAGGATCTAGAGCAGATAGAGGTGGTGGTATTTCCTACAATGGAAACCTTTCTCCATCATTTACTTTTGGCGAATCTGCAGATACTGTTACTTACTACAGAAGATCTGGTGGAGTAAATCAAGTTGTATTCTCCTATCCATATAATGATAATACAGTTAGCTTTACTGGAGATGTAACTCTTGCAGGAAATCTAACAACAGTTGATGTAACTTCCTCTGGTAATGCTTCTATTACTGGAAGTATCTCTACGGTGACGAATATTAATTCTATTGGTATTTCTACACTACCTACAATTAACTCTGATACTGTTACTGTTAATCAAAAGTTATCTATTCTTGCTCCTGTTGATCAAAACATAGTTTCTATGGGAACCTCAACAGTAATTGATTGTTCTCAAGGTAATTACTTTGTTACAACAGTTGGTGCTGGAGTTACATTTGAATTTACAAACGTTCCAGTTGGGGTCGTATATGGTGCAACTCTAGAAATTACTCATGATGCTGGTACGATTTCATGGCCTACTGCTGTTAAGTTCCCAGAAGATCAAGCTCCTGTTCTCACAGAGGGCAAGACACATCTCTTTATGTTCGTCACAGATGACGGTGGGGCTAGATTCAGGGCAGCATCACTGTTCGATTTTGACGACTAAGACAGTTTAAAATCTGTCTACTCACACCTCCACCTTCGGGTGGGGGTGTTATAGTATGTGGGTAAACAGGAAAGTCATGATCACTACTGTCTGGGTGCAATGGGAAGTTGATGCTTACAAAAAGCAAAAAATGTAGTATAATGAATACTTAAACACAAATACTAAAAATTCCACCTTTCCTAATCACCTAACTACTAATGTCTAAGAAAAAGTTTGTTTGTGTAAGTCCACTATCCAAAAAAGCAAAAAATCGTTTTGCTAATGAGATGGAATTATTTCATTCTTGTGCAATAGAGACTGAAGAAAATGATATGTTTTTTCTAGCATCATTAAATAGAAAATACTTTTTTTGGGTACCAAAAAGAGGTAATGAACACTGGAGAGTCGAAAAATGAGTGATGTTGTATTGCATCTGTATAATAAAAGAAAGAATAAACAAATTGTAGATGTTGAACCTTTTAATGCTGAGAATGATTTTGTATATGCAGCCTTCCAGGTACCTTTACTGCATGTAAACGTGCGTGACTGGCCAACCAAAAAACAGAAACTATTAAAAATTCATAAGAATTCAAAACAAAATGAAACTAAATCTGATGATACTGATGTAAGCACTGATTATCACTTTAATGGTGATACTGGAAATTGTTATAGTAGTCAGATCTGTAAGATCTTAGAAGAAGAAATTTCTGTTCTTGAAGATATGGTTCTTCACCCGAACGACTATAACGATATTAACCTTGAAGACTACTGTTTGGATGACGATAAAGATTTATATTTTGAAATGACTAATTCTTGGTTTGAGTCTTCTGTTGACGGTTCATTTCATGGACCACATACTCATGGACCAATAGGATATAGTTGTGTATTGTATATTAACTTTGATCAATCAGTTCATGAACAAACAATTTTTATGAATCCTTTTTTTACTTCATTTTTTGGATGCAATCCAGAATACAAAGTTGATTTTGCTTCCGAAGGATCTTTGATATGTTTTCCTTCACCAATTGTCCACTTTACAAGACCAAATTTTTCTAAAACTGATCGTTTAATATGCTCTTGGAATATGAAAGTTGTTTCTAGTAATGGTACGGAGGTAATCTCATGAGTAATTCATCTAAAGCTACAGGTGGGATCTGTTTGTTTCCTTCTCCTTTCGTTTTTTGGAGTGATGTAGATAATCATAAAGAAATTAAAAAAAATATTCTTCCTCTTGTTTTAGAAGATATCAAAACAAATGGAGATGATTATATAAAAAACAGTAACTGGGAATGTGATATTATTTCTTCGTTTCATACTTATGGTGAAAATATGGGCGACATTAATCAAAAATTAATGGAGAATACTGGTTTAATTAGATCTATTTGGGATGCTTATAATGATATGATTTTTACTTTAAAAGGTAAAGAAGTAATTGATGAATATGTCTATGATTCATACTGTGACTGTGTACTTTATGATATTTGGTATAACAAATATAATGTAGATCATCATCAAGATATTCATGAACACAGTCCATTTGAGTTTTCTGGAATTTATATTTTAGATGACCCTGAGTATTCTAATACATATTTCTTTGATCACTCTTCTGTTTTTAAAGTGGAAGGAAGACATACTTTTAGCCAACAAGAAGCAAAAGACTTTGATATTCGTGAAGGAAGTATAATAATATTTCCCGGTGCTTTGCCTCATCATGTACCAACAGTAAAATCTGAAAAAATTACACTATCATTTAATTTTAAACTAAATTCTAGTCCATGAAACCTAAGATAATAAAAAACTTTGCCGATAAAATAGAAGTCGGTATATTAAATTGGTGGACTATTGATAACTATAGAAAAAATTCTTACCAATATAAAGATGCCAAAATGGATCCTGATCATCCTGGAAGTAGATTTACGACTAGGATAGGTCCTGATGAAAAGTATAGCAGTTTAAATATTGAGATAGCATACCCAAAAGTTGCGTATATAATTCAAGAAAGAATTTTATGGAGATTAAAATTAAAACACTTTAAGTTTCCCCCACCATTTTATAATGGAATTGTAAATGGAATAGGAGTTAAGGAAGGGTTGATATGTGAACATATTGATCCTGTTTATTATCCAAATACAGTAACAATGCACTGCAATATAATTACTAGAAAAGCAGATAGTGGTGGTATTACAATAATAGATGGAATTGAATATGATATTGAACCTGGTGATCTATTAGTTTACCCTGTTTCTGAGCTATTACATAGAGTAACATTAACAAAAGGAACAACAAATAGAATTTTATGGGTTTTTGGATTTTGTTTACCAAAAGATAAAGCAGAGGATGTGTTTCAATGTTAAGAAAATTAAGAAAAATATTTGATATATTAATGTATCCAGATGAGTTAACATGGGAAGAAGAGGTTCCAATATATGATTGGATAAAAACTATTAATGAAAAGATTGATAGAATAGAAGATAATCAAGTTTATTTACGAGCAGAAGTACTTGCACTTGAAAAAAAGACCAATAGACTGTATAATAAATAATGTATCCTTTTGGAAACTTATTATGACCGAAGAAAACCTTAACGTTTCATCTGATCAAGATGAAAATGTTACGATTGTAAGTAGTCCTCTTCCTACTACTGAAACTCAGACAGTTTCAAAACTACGAGAATCTATGCAAGAATTTGCAGATATTGTAGCAAAAGTAGTAGATTCAGATATGGCTGATAGAGATGTTTTTGTTTTAATCCGAAAATCTTGGAGAGAACTTAGACAAGAAAAATTAAAAGTGTATCCAGCAAAACAAAAAAAGAGAAACAGATTAAAACTTAATAACAAAAGAAAGGGAATTATTAAAGGCAAAAAAATAAAAAATAAAAGAGAAAAGAAGTAAATTATTATAGGTTTTTTTATCATGAACATTTGGGAACATAACGATCTATCTAATATCCATGTAGAAGATTTTGAAGACTCAAAAATATACTGGATGGATGATTTTTATAAAAATCCTGATTTAGTTTTTCAGTTTCTTATTGAAGAACAACCACCTCTCTGGAAACATGATGAAGAAGATGAAGAGTTAATGAAACAAACCTTTAACACAAAATACTTTGAAGATAGGAGGTGGGATGGAAAACCATCTCCTGGTCTCGAAATTCTTCATGATAAACTTAGTGATATTTTTGGTCAAGATACTGAAGATAGAGGTAAATTAGTTACTAATCATACGATCTTTTTTGCGGATGATGAATCCCGAAAAATAAACGATTACAAAAATAATTGGTGGTGGCCTCATTGTGATAGTGGATATAATGCTATCGTCTACCTTAATGAAGGTGAAGATGGTACAGAGCTTGGAACAAATTTGTATAAATCATTAAAACCAGATTTAGAACAGGATGCTTTACCTGAACATGCGCGACCATGGGTTGATAAATCATATTGGAAACGAATTGCTGCATTTAAATCAAAATATAATAGATTAGTTGCATTTGATGGTTTTAAATATAAGCATGGAATGTCTATAGAAAATGATAAATGGTGTCATGAAACCAGGGTAAATCAAGTTTTATTTTTTACAAGTGATGAATACTATGAGAGTTGAAAAATGAGTGGGCATATTCATAGGGGAGCACAAGAACCAACTTGTGATGAAATTGTATTTGAAGATTCAAAACGTGAATTAATTTTTCCTACTTTTGTTTGGTCAACTTTTCTTGGAAAAACAGATAATAATCAAATTATCAAAGATTGTTATCACTATAGAGATGGTATAGATAGAAAAGGAGTAAAAAGATCTAATGCTGGTGGTTGGCAGAGTGATGTAAGAACTTTGACCGATCGTGTTTTTGGTGGAAGATTAGAACATATTTTTGATTTAGGTTGTAAGGTAGTACAATATGCAAATGAATGTTCTGCAGATATGGATTCCCATACAGAATATTGTTTAGATACGGCTCATTTATGGGTGAATATAAACTCAGAGTATAATTATAACGTTATTCATGCTCATCCAAAAACTGATCTTGTAGCGGTTTATTATCCTATTCATGAAAAAGGTATGGGAGAGTTGTCTTTAGTTAGACATGATGCTTCGTTATTCTTAGACACTTTCAGGGGAATTGATGACTCAGGTTCATTTAATGTGGAATTAGAAACAGGACTATTGGTTATGTTTCCTGCACATCTTCTTCATTACGTTTATCCAAACATGACCGGTAGAGATAGGATTTCTATATCCTTTAACCTTATTTGTTGCAACTAAATACTTAATAAATAATCAAACATACTGAGTCGAAACTATATGTCTATCCTTCAAGCTGATGGTATCCAATTTGGTAGTGATAATACTCAGTTAAATTCAAAATTTGATATCATTGAACAAAATAGTGTAACGGCATTTTTTGAAACTACCGCTCCAACTGGTTGGGTAAAGTTAACAACTCATAACAATAAATCACTTAGACTTGTTAGTGGAACTGGTGGTGGATTTGGACATGGAGGAAACTCTGGAGCCGGCGGAAATCCTTTTACAAGTGTCTTTACTCAAGTTCCTGTTACTGGAAGTGTTACATCAAGTGGAACTATTGGTGGACATACATTAACAATAGCTGAGTTACCTTCACATAGTCATAACGCAGGATCTCCTGTTTCTGTTAGGCCTGGAAGTCCTGGTGTTGAAGCAAGAGCAGTTAATGACCAAGCACCAAATACTTCACCTGCGGGGAGCAGCGCACCACATACTCATTCATTTTCAGGAGATAGTGTTCCGTGGAGTGCCTCTGTAAATATAGGTGTTCAATATATTGATGTAATATTGTGCCGTTTTGTAGGTTAAGGGAGATAATATAGTACTATGGCTATTTTACAAGCAACAGGAATCGAGTTTAGTGATGGATCAGTTCTCACAAGTCTCTATGGAATAGTACCTCAAGATAAAAGAATGCTCTTTTATCAAGCTGCAGCTCCCACAAACTGGACAAAAGTTACTACCATAACTGATTCTTCACATCCTACAGGAGCTTCTATTGATAATTGTGCTATTAGAGTAGTAGCTGGAGTTGGCGGACTCCTGCAAGATGGTGATTCGACAGCATTCACAACTAGGTTTAGTTCATCTCCGGTACCATTTTCACCAGATGGACCTTTTACATTTCTGGGATCTTCCCTAGCAACTACACTTGCATCTTTCGAGATGAGGAGCCATGGTCACGGAGCTGGTAGTGAGGTGTTGCTCGAGCCTGGTCCCTCTGAACCACAACCTTCTACCGTCCCCGTCACTAATTTTTACAATAGTCGAACTACACTTAATTATCAAACCCTATATCAACAACCAAATACTACTCGGGATAATCAACAGTATCAACAACCAAATACTACGCAGGTTACAAACTACGAACGAGTTACACAAAACAGACAACAACCCAACGACGAGCAGGCCAACCGCCGCAGTCGGGAAACTTTGGAATATCAGCAACCAAACGATTTCCAAAGACCCGCGCAGGTCTCAAGAAATAATCAAAGAAGTTTACAAAGAAATACTAGACAACCAGCCACAACGCAGCAGAATCGTAATACACGGGTACAGAGAAGTCAACCAGCACCAGTAACAAGACAAGCAAATAGAAATCAACAAAGATCATTTAATAGACGCAGCCCCAATAGTTTTAATAGGCGATCACCATCATCGAGTCAGAGAAGTATCAGTCGCAACTTTAGAAGAAGAGGAAGAAGAGGTGGTAGAAGAAGAAGAAGGAATAGAAGACCGGCGGCAAATCGACAAAGTAGAAGTGTAAATAGTCAAAGTCCCAGGTCAGGCAGTCGTCAAAGTCCAAACTCTGGTTCAAGTCCACAATCAAGACGAGAAAATCGAAACGCACAGCAAGATCGTCGGGTGCAGGGCCCTGCGTCTCGTCGAGCGACTGTGAATCGGCAGTCTTCACTTCGAGTTGATCGGCGTTCACCTGAAACCACTCAGGAGCTAAAACAGAGGACTGCAAATCGGCGGGAAGCAATAGCGTATCAGAACAACCGAAGGATAAGAGCAAATGTAAACAGAAGGGAGCCATACACTAATCAAGTAACTCAACCGACGCAAGAAACGGCTAATCGCAATAGGCCAACGCCTATACGAGTAACTGTTAACCGACAGTCTACTAAGCCATCACCTACATCAAATCAACAACCAGTTGTTAATAGCGTCACCTATGGCCAACCAATTATTATTCCTGGTGGTATAGTTCGTCGTAAAAACCAGAGTGGAAGCGATGATCCTACGCAAGCTATTGGTGGTAGTCAAGGTCATAATCACCCATTTACAGGTGGTACATTTGATGTAACTTCTCCCAGTGGATTTGTTTTAGATGTTGCATACGTTGATGTTATTCTTTGCAGTTTTGACTGAATTGTATTATAATTAACCTATATTTGAGGTAAAATATGTCGGCAGGAAAATGGTGTCCACTTATTAGAAAAGATTGTGTTGAACATAAGTGTGCTTTTTACACTCATGTTCAGGGACATAATCCTAATACTGGACAACCAGTTGATGAGTGGGCATGTTCTATTCAATTTCTTCCTATGCTTTTGATTGAAAATTCTCAACAACAACGTGGAACTGGAGCTGCTGTTGAGTCATTTAGAAACGAAATGGTAAAAGCAAATAAATCAAATATAAATATTCTCGAAGCAGCTGCTAATATGTTCTCTGCGACACAAAATGTTCGTGTAGTAGAAGAAGATAAGCAAAAATTTATTCCCAATTCTATAAATAACAACACAAACCCTGGAGAAAATCAATAATGAAAGTAACTGTAGTTCCTCCTGATAGAATAATTATTGTTGATAATAAAGCACTTCACCTCAAGGATGAGGATTGGAATTTTGATGATAGCCATATTCATGCTATTCAATGGAATGGAAATCAGGGTGAGATTGAGTGGATAACTAATGATCCTAACGAAAAATTAGATACCATTGATATTGCTCAACCATATATTGATTTTTTTCTTTCTGAGATTCCAAAAGTTGAAAAATTTAGACTTGAGCGTGAAGAGAGAGAACGTCAAGAACAACAATCAGCAATTGATCAACAAGTAGAAGCAGATAGATACAAGCAAGATCTAATTATAAAAATTAAAGAGACAGCAGAAGAAAACAAACGACTTTCTTTAAAAGCTTTTAACAAAGAGTTGGAAAAAGATCGTTTAAAAAATGAACTTGCAAACAAAGAAATAGAACTTCAGCATGAGAGAAAACTTAAAGAACAAGAATTAGAAAAAATAAAAATAAAAACTGAAATTCAGATAGCTGAAGAAAAATCTCTTTCTGAAATTAATTTGCAAAAATTACGCCTCGAAAAAGAGGATAAACTGTTTAATACTAAAAGAGAAGAATTAAACCAAGCATTTAAGTCTATGGCTTCGGGATTGGCTTCTAAAGTTGAAACTCTAAATCAATATGCTGCGGAAGAAAGAGAATTGTTAGACCAAGAACGTGAGGACTATCTAAAGAAGAAGAAAGTAACTGAAAAACAGTTAAATGCACAACTAATACAAGCCGAAGTTTCGGCTGTCGAATTAGAAAAAACTAGAGAAGAGATACAGCAGGAATTTGAAATACAAGTTCAAAATACTATTAATGATAGAGAAATAGACAGAATAAAACATGAAACTTTGATGCAAGCCCTAGAACTTGAACGAGTAAAATTACAAAATGCTATAGAAGAAACGCAGGCTGAGAAAGCTGTTCGTCTAAAAGAACTTGATAAAGAGCAGAAAGATATATCTAATATAGAAACCTCTTTAGACTTAGATCGTGAAAATATTAAGTTAGAAAGAGATCTTTTAGAAAAGGAAAGAGAAGAATTTAATAAACTAATTCAAATTGAAAAGGATAATGCTAATATGGCTCTTTATGAAGAAAGAGCACGTATTGAAGCTGAAAGGTTGGTAGATCAAAAAATTAGAGATGAAGTTGAGCGAGATGCTAGAGATATAGCAACCACCAAAGTTAGTGAGATTGCAGAAAACTTTGATCCTCTGCTACTTTTTGATCAAATTGCTAGTAATCCTGATGTTGACCTTAAGAATTTCCCAGTCGCAGAAATTCTTAGTTGGTTCTCACAACTACAGAGAATAAAAGATTTCTGTATTAAGTATGACTTAACTTATCAGCAAGTACAAAGTAGTCCTGAATTGAAAGAAATGTGTGATGAATATATTAAACAGGCCAGACATGATGATTAATTTATAGATTTATTGGAGATTGTGACTAGTGAATGATCAACTTATTAAAAATAATTTTTTAATTCTTAAAAATATTATAGATCGAGATTTTGCAATTGATTTAGGATCAGAATTTAAAAACGATTGTGAAGACGCTGATTTTGCTGGGGACGGTCAAGCAAGAAACTCACATTCGGTTTATAATTATAAAAGAGCATTAGAATTGCTTTGTGAACTTAATAGTGAGGTATCAAATGCAATAGGAGAACCTGTACTACCAACATATACTTATGGTAGAATATATAAGAACGGATCTACGTTAGAAAAACATACAGACCGTCCTGCATGTGAAATATCATTAACTCTTCATCTTGATGGAGATGAACCTTGGCCAATATGGGTCGAGAATGTTCATGGAAAAAGTAATTGTATTTACTTAGAACCAGGTGATGCAATGCTTTATCTTGGTTGTGTTGCACCACACTGGAGAGATGAATTTGAAGGTGAGTGGTATTCTCAATTCTTTTTACATTATGTGAGAAGTAATGGTCCTTGTAGAGAGTGTTACTTTGATAAAGTAAAGACGAAAAATGAAGATATAATCAGAGATGCTTTATATGATGAAGTTAAGAATGATAAAGAAATTCCCCGTCAACTTATTAACAAATATGTAAGTGGACTAGTATTAAATGAAAATGATTTAGATAATAGCAATTTTAATAGTATTACCGCCCTCAATTCTGAAACTGAAATGTCCAACAACAGCATACTTGATATTCTAGAACAAAAAAGAAACAAATTAAAAAGTAAAAAAGAATCTCCCGTTATAGAAAAGCAGATAGACGTAGAATCTGCTTTTATTCGTTTTGACGATAAGAATGTCTCTAACAATTCTGAGTTCCCTGCTTTAGATACTTTTATTGAAGTATATAAAGGAGGAGTTTCTGATAAACTTTGTGATAGTATTCTAAATGAATATGTTACTCAAGATTTGTGGAACCACGCGATGACCGCTGGTGGACGAGATGAACAGGCAAGAAATTGTGATGTTATTGGCATTTCAGAAAGATGTATATTAGATCAAAATCATGATTATCGTATGAAATTAGATAGTCAACTTTATGACTGTGTTCATAAAGTTTTAGACATGTATGAGGATAAGCATGGTGGAGATCAAGGTTTGTCTATTGAAAAAGATACTGGATATGAGTTGCTTAGATATAAAGAAGGCCAATTCTATATTCAACATACTGATCATTTTGCAGAGCAACCTAGGATCCTCTCTTGTACTATTTGTTTAAATGATGATTATGAAGGTGGAGAATTTGCTTTTTTTGATAGAAAAATAAAGATGAAATTGAATAAAGGTGATATACTAATGTTCCCTTCTGGTTTCATGTATCCCCATGAAGTAATGCCTGTTATTAAAGGAAATCGATATAATATAATCACTTGGTTAGTATAATTCAATGCAACAAGAATATAATCAATTTATTGGAATTTATAAAAATGTATTTAACAAATCTTACTGTGATAAGTTAATTCATATATTTAATGATAGTGAATGTAATGAAGATATTAAAGTTGGTGAATCCGCAAGTGCTTATGGTGGATCTTTACACAGAGATGATTATGGACTTTCTTTAAATGACTACCCAGATTTAAAGTGGTATAATGATATTAATGATAAAGTTGTTGAGTGTTTAGATTTATATAAAATAGAGTATTTTGGATTAGAAAATTGTGACATTGGTTATTATACAAATCCATATGTAAAGATGCAAAAAACTTACCCGCGAGGTGGGTATCATATATGGCATTCTGAAGTAGACTCTATTGAGATGGTTCATAGAGTTCTTGCATGGATGTTATACTTAAATGATATTCCAGAAGGTGAAGGTGAAACTGAATTTTTATTTCAAGGATTAAGATTACAACCAGAACAGGGAACGCTTCTTATTTGGCCAGCTCACTTTACACATATGCACAGAGGAAATCCCGTTTATACCACAGAAAAATATATCGCAACTGGATGGATTGAATATGAGGACATAATAACAAATAGTCCCAATTCACCTATGATATATGATAAGGACAGTTGTAGATATAAACATGATGAAAATGATGATGATTGTGGACAAGATGATGATGATCATGATATACTTCAAGAAACATTCAAGAAACAAAAACAACAGTACAAACGACTTTCCGATTTAATTTAACTATGGCGCTTTCCGAATCAGTAGAAGCTTCACTTCGTGAGGCAGAATCAAATCTCCGTAATGCTTTAGCGTATGCTGCACGTCAAGAACGTCCAATAGTCTGTGCAGTTATAGCAGAACTAATTACCAAAATTGATACAACTATCACTATGGATTCTGTGATGGATAAATTAGAAACTCGTCAAATGGGTGATAGTGGTATGTTTGGTAACTTTTTTACAGAAGATGACGAATCTTAAAGAAGTCATTAAGAACTTTACATATATGTTAGGGATCCCTTATAATATACTATAGTTTACTATTATTCTTATGAGTTTCAAACGGGAAGAGAAATCTCTCAAAAAAGATGAAATCGAATCTATGGAGAAAGCTGTTAAAGAAGCTGGTATCCGTGCCGTTCATCCTGATAAAATGGAAGACTGGGCTGAACACCTAGTCAGGAAACTCGTAACGGACGATCATTAAACTGGTACAGGGGAGCAACCACGCTCCCCTTTTTCATGTATATTAAAGGAGTCAAAGGAAACCGCTCATGACTGCTACCTTCACCGATTACGTTGCTCAGAAGGATGCTGAGAATACAATTCAACTTAATGTTACTAAGTATTCTTTGATGCTTTGTGATGCGTTGCAACAGTCACATCAACGTCAGTATCCTAATGGTCGTAACTATTCTTATGCACTAATCTCTGGTCGTAAGTATCACAAAGTCATGCAGTGTGTGGATGGTCAGACTGAATCAGTTCATGCCTTCATTGATAAGAAGACTGGTGAAGTTTACAAAGCAGCATCATACAAATCACCTGCAAAAGGTGTGCGTTTCGATCTTCGATTGATTGAGCAACGTGAATGGTTGTTTGAGAACGCAGATTGGGCAGGTGGGTATCTTTATAGGTAATAATGAGAAAAAAGAAAAAACCCGAGATCAAAGTTTCAAATTCAAGAAAGAAAGAGTTGTTTCCTCATCCTGAAACATTTCCAATCTTTCTTGAAAATAAAACAGAGAAAAAACGTTGTTGGTTCTGTTGTGTCGAACATGCACAAAGCTATGTCGATAGATATGAACCAAAATACAAATGTTACAAATTCACAGGAAAACTCAAATGAATCTTAATCATGATCAGTGGAAGCTTGTCTTTGATGCTGTTCGCAAACAACAAGTGAATAGTATTGTTGATGGATCAACTTACAAAGAATATGATGAAATTCTTAATCAACTGTGGAATGTAGTATACGATGAAAATTGATACAGTTGGTAGAGTCGTAGGATCATTTCTTGTGGTCACTGCATATTTCATCATTCTCCATGTAAATCTATCATTGGGAGTGATTATGCAGTTCGTTGGTGATGCTATCTCAGTACCATTTTTCATAAGAACAAAATCGTGGGACGTAGTAATCATGCTCACATTCTTGTTAATCATCTCATCTACTAAATTAGTTCCTTCTCTTTAAAAAAATTATGTCTACTTGGAGAGCACAAATTTTCCCAGATTCTAATGTTGGTGAGATAACTGTAGACGTTCAAGCTTCAACATACCATGGAGCAGAAAGTCAAATTTATACTATCTACGGAGATGTTCAATATATTCGCAATCTTCATGAGACTGGAGGATCTTCTGGTGGAGGATCTGGTGGTATGGATGTAGGATGGGGAACAATTGTTGTTCTTCTAGGTATTGTTTTATTCTTTGCTTATTGGCCTTGGTTCTTACTTGCTGGTGGAATTTGGTGTATTTGGAAAATATTTAAGTAACCAGTTGGTGAGCTGTCCATCCCCTTGTGCAAGGGCGATTTTTTGTGTATAATAGTAGTAACGACACAAAGCAATGCTCACGCTTCGCCCTCATCAAGACCGCATCCTTGCTCGGATGCAAAAGTATACCAAAGGTCAGATGATTGTGCCTACAGGCGGCGGTAAAACTTTGACTATGATTGTTGATACTCAGCGTCGTTTAGATTCTACTAACAACGGCACCACCACAGTTGTTGTTGCTCCTCGCATTCTTCTTGCTGAACAACTTTGCAGCGAGTTTATGGAGGTCATTGATCCTAACAATAGTGACCCATATCTGCATGTGATGCACGTTCACAGTGGTGAGACTCACTTCACCAGCACTACCAAAGCAGACAAAATTCATCTGTATGCAGGTTGCGCCCGTAGTATGGGTGAGAATGTTATCATCTTCACCACATATCATTCACTACACCGTGTGATGGAAGCAGATATTGAGGTCAATACTATTTACTTTGATGAAGCACATAACAGTGTTCAGCGTAACTTTTTTCCTGCTACCGAGTTCTTTTCTCATGATGCAGATCGCTGCTACTTCTATACTGCAACACCAAAACATTCTCTGACTATATCTAAACCAGGCATGAATGATGGATCTGTTTATGGTCAGGTTCTTTGCAATGTTCCTGCGCCTGAGTTAGTTGAGCAGGGATATATTCTTCCTCCTAAAGTTGTAGTTAAGCAATTGCCTATGATCAAAGGTCGTAAGGTGATGTTTGCTGATGATTGTGACAACTTGATTGAGACTATCGATGATAACAGCATCGACAAGACTTTGATCTGTGCTCGCACAACAAGGCAGATTATCAATCTTTTGACTCACTCTGAATTTTGTGGTCAACTTGCTCAGAGAGGTTATTCTTGGATGACGATTACATCGAAGACTGGTGCAATCATCGATGGTAAGAAAGTCAATCGCGAAGAATTCTTCAATACCCTGAATACTTGGGGCAAAGATCCTGAGAAAAAGTTTGTTGTTCTTCACCACTCTATTCTGTCTGAGGGTATCAACGTCAGTGGTCTTGAGGCAGTCATCTTCATGCGAAACATGGATTATATCGGAATCAGTCAATCAATCGGTCGTGTGATCCGTCTAGGGGGCAGCCAGAAGACGTTTGGTTTAGTTTGTGTGCCTACATATGACTCAGTTGGTATCGGCACTGCTAAGAAAGTTCAGGCAGTTGTTGATGTCGTATTCAATCAGGGCCTTCCAGCAATTTCGGAGATTCGCAAATGAGTTACACTAAAGAACAACTAATTGATGCACTGTGTGCAGAGTGGGACTATCTCTGCCATGATGATTTTGATTCTGAAAATGATCAAACAACTGAAGAACTTCGTGAGGACTTGATAGAAATGACTTTAGAAGAGTTGGTGGAAGAAACTGATACTGACGAAGGTTATACACTTGACGAATTTATGGAGAATTGGACATGACTATAACTATTCTTCAAAAATCTGTTGAAGATATTGATTCTATAGATCAGACATTTGATCTGGTTTATATGGATCCCCCGTTCGGATTGCAACGGGATTTTACTATGCAAGAGGAAGATGGTCAGCAGAAAGGATTTTCAGATAAATGGGAATCTTTCGATGATTACACAGATTGGTATGCAAATGTAATAAACTCATGTTGGGCCAAATTGAATAAGAACGGATGGATGTATACCCACAATAACTTTATGGGTAATGCACTTGTGATGTCTAAAATTGATCGAAAGATTAGAGATTCTTTCTATACAAATATCTCTTGGAAAAGATCTGGACCTAAAAATAATATCAAAAATGGTTGGGGTAACATCGTAGATTCAATCTTGGTGTTTAGAAAAGGTAGTCCATATTTTGAGGTTGAATATACCTCACTCGATCCCGTCTATGCTGCAAATAGTTTCAACAATAAAGATGATGTAGGTTACTATGCCTTGGCGAAAGTAACAGGGGAAAAGAGTAGACCATGCGCTAGATTTGAGTACAAAGGTTATAATCCTGTTTATGGGTTCCGTATAACAAAGGAAAAACTCGAAGAACTGTCCGCGCAAGACCTTCTGCACTACGGTACAAATAATATTTACAAAAAAATCTATTCTCATGAGTCCAAAGGTGTTCCAGTGCAGAATCTATGGGATGATGTATATTTTATCAGCAGAAGTGAGAAGAATAAGCGTAAGTATCCCACACAAAAACCCTTGAAATTGTTGCAACGTATCATAAAGGCATCATCTGAGTCGGGAGGCTGGGTTCTGGATCCTTTTTGTGGATCAGGAACGACCGCAATCGCGGCGATGGAATTGGGTCGGAACTGCATCACAATGGACGTGAATCCCGATGCTATCAGCATCGCACAGCAAACAATCGATGAGCTGTCCACTAAATCGACCAATGCGCTTGCTGAGGCATTATATTGACTTCAGTCAAACAAAACACATGAACGAATTTTTTATTGATCTTCCTGCTGAAATTCTCGATCTTACTCAAGGAGATCTTGATCAACTTCTCGATGATGAAAATCTTGAGAAAAAGTTCGACCTAAATGAATATATTAATGGAGATTACGACTACTAATGTCCCTACCAATTCCCACCGAAGACCAATTAGATCATGAAGAATGGAGGTCATTAATTCATCTCGTTCGCGACTATCAAAATGATACTGAAGACGATGATGAATTTGACTTCTGGGATAATGTGATCGACAAGCTTTATGTCTATCAACAAACACAGTTTACCGACATTTCCGAAAAAGATGACTAATTAAAACCAGTTGATGAACTGGTCCAATCCCTCTTGATTTTCACCCAATTCTCTGCAATACTAAGGTCATGAAAAACATTCACATCGAACACGCAGAAGACATGATCCTTACGGGTGATCTGTCCGTCGTAGAATTACTCTACAATTTTGATCTAGTTTCAGTCAAAATGGATGGTGCCCCAGCTATTGTATGGGGCAAAGATCCTGCTACAGGCACATTTTTCGTTGGGACTAAAGCAGTCTTTAACAAGAAAAAGATTCGTATTGCACACTCTCACTAAGAAATTGATCAGCATTATGTCGAAGAGGTTGCGGATATTCTTCACGCTTGTTTTAATTTTCTTCCTCGTACAGATTCTATCTTGCAAGGTGATTTTATTGGTTGGGGCAACGGTCGCACTTTTACTCCCAACACGATTACTTACTCGTTTCCCGAGTTTGTAACACAAAAGATCATCATTGCACCTCATACAGAATACTTTGCTGAGAATGATTTGCGGGATGCTGTTGCTAAACCGTTTACAGAATTTCTTGTAGATAATCAAAAAGTAAAGTGGGTTCAACCTTCTGTAGATTACGTCAAGTATGACGACAAAGCACCTACATTCAAGACTGATGATGTAAAGTTCTTGGATGAAAGAACTGCTGCATGTTGTAAAAAAATCATCAATGCTTTTATCCGTGAGGGTAAACTTCTAACGTATGAAATTCTAACTTTGATTCTTGATTGTCCTAGACTTGCTGATCTTTATCTTATTGTAATTGAAATGATAGAGGATCTAATGGACTCTTTTATCATTGCAGATTGTCCAGTATCTACTATTCAAGGGTTGAAAGTTAAGCAAGAAGGTTTCGTTATCCATGGTCAAAATGGGATGCAAACTAAACTCGTAGATCGTGAACTTTTTGCAAATGCAAACTTTACAATACCAAAGAGGTGGGCGATCTGAGAAGTGGGCTACAGGCGCTTGTGGGGGGGTCTCATGCGTGTATTATAAGAGAGTCAAAGGAACAAAACCTTTCATGATCACATCCAAAACACAACTGTTGAAAGTGATTCAAACTGCTGCATCTGGTCACGCACTCACACGAGAGGAAAAGTTCAAAGTTTTTGCAACAGTTTGCGACAACATGTTATCAGAAGGAAGGATCACTAAAGCAAACCACATTCGCTGGACTAACGTATTCTGATGATCAAACTAACAGACAAACAACTTGCAATAATTCTCGATGCTATTGAGGATTATGGCGTTCTAGTTGATGATGATCTCGCTCATGATTGTGGTGAGATTCTTGACATCATCGAAGCATACCTTTCTAACAAAAACGACCAATGATTATTTACATCGCTGAGAACCAAGGCTGTGCCTACTCCATTTGTAGTGAGGGAGCACTTTATTACACTCCTTTGTATCAAGATGGGAGCGTGAATGTTGATGATTGGAGTGAAGTTGATTTCATGAGTATGTTTGGAGAAGAAGAATACCTTCGCTTTGAAGTTGATGATATTCATGATAAACTTATTTCTATGAATAAATCAGCAGGTTTTTATTATCAGAATGCTTGAATTACCTGATGATTTCCCACACAAAGCACCAGAACACTATTATTATGAATGTAAAAGTTTCAAATCTAATGTGGATGCTATATGGCTTTGTAACACTCAGAGTTATACTTATACTACTGATAGTCCTATTCGTACCATCTGGGGATTCGTCAAGTATAAGAGAACAAAGAGAAGCAATACGCACACTTACCATGCCCCCATCAACTCAAATAAGATAGGAAATGAAGTGTCTGTTAGTGATACTCGTCCTTACACTGCAATGCAACTTAACTACAAAGGTTTAGAGGTTTTCTTTTCATGATCAAAAAAGGTGGTTGTCCTTCTCCTGTTCAAGTTAATAAGGGGATGAAAGGTTACAATGTTTGGGTATACAAAAACAGTGAAACTCATCCCGATGGTGTTATCCGTCATCATTACAAAACTCTCACTTCTAAAGGAAAGTATTATCGTAGAGATGATGCTTACTGTGTCGGTTGGGATTACATAAACCACCATAAGTTTGATCACATTAAATGTTAATTAGTGTTTTTTTGATATTGAGATTGGTAGGGATGACGTAACACCCGTTCCCGATAGAATTATGGAAAAAAGAGGTTTTTGCTCTAGTGGTGATCAGGGTTCTCAAGACAGAACAGCAGGGACGGCACAGCATACCATCAACCAAACCAAACCAGTTGGTGAGCTGCACACTAAACCACCACAGCACCCCAAAACCGTGTATATTAAGAGAGTCAAAGGAACACACCTCCTAACATGCAACTCACAAACCAAACCTGCATCGTTGATTTCTACCCTGAGGCATTCATCGCTGAGGCAGATGAAGTCAAAGGAATGAAAGTTGTGATCAAACGTTTTAACAAGCGCGTTACTTTCCGTGCTAATGGTATGAAATCCTACAGCGTTGTTGGTATGATTGATGCCAAGAATGAGTGGGCAGAGCGTATCGCTGGCGGTGCTGAGGTAACTGACTATCACACCGACAAAATGGATCGCTCTGAGTACGCTCCGATGGCATGTGTGGGGTGATTCCCCTCACTCACTGTAAATCCTTATCTAACATCGTGCCAACTGACTTCCCAATCTACAAAAAACAACTCCCACAAGTGTGGTTGGAGGATGGTAACTTCATCATCGAATCATCATCGTTTCGATATGTGATTGCAGATGATTTAAAACTGCTGTTTAAACTATGCAGACGATTTAAGTCGGATGCAATTGCACAAACCTACGCCATTAACTAAATCATGAATTACACTCTCAAGCAGCTTCAAGACCGAGTATCATCTATGATCAAAGAACAGGGAGAGGATGCAGAATGTGCCGCATGGATTTATACCAAGGAAGATATTCATTTGAAGGATGAAAATGGTGAGATTGATTATGATATTGAGGTAGAAGATCCTGCATTGATTGCACGTATCTTTGATGATGTGGGTCAGATTGATTATATCTACACTGTGATTCAAGATTGTGTAGATGAAGTCACTGAAGAGCAAGTTATGAATAATCAACCGGAGTTAGTTTGATGTTTACTGAAAAACAATTAGAAATCATTGCAGATGCTGTTGAGGTAAAATGACCATGAATCGTGATAAATTACAAGAGCAGTTTATTCAGTGGGACTTGAGTCAAATGTCGCTAGATGATTTGCAAAAGTATTTTGTAGACATGCAAAATGCCGAATTGGATAGTTTGACTGATGATGAATTGATTGATGAGGTAAACCAATATAACCCGAGCTTGCTGCAAACATAAAGAGAAGTAAACCAGTTGGTGAGCTGTCCACCAAATCAAGACAGGGCATCAAAATCGTGTATTATTAAAGAGTCAAAGGAATTCAACCCATGCAACGCCAATCAATGAACAAAGAGCAACTGATCGTTTGGTTAGAAAAATGTGAAAACGGCAATCAGCTTTTGGGTGTGATTGATAACCTTCGCTTCAATGGTTTTATCAAGTAATTAGATGAAAACTACAACAGCAACTTACAACATTCGCATCGAATATCGTGACGGTAACGTCGAAGACTTCAACCGCACGATGCCAACTAAACCCACAACATACAAGGGTATTATGGCACAGAATGACCGATTAGTTCGGTGGGTTGATAAGTATGTCGGCAATCGCGATTGCAAGCGACACACTGTAACTCCTCTTTTTTCTTAATTATGATCAATTCTTACGATGTGACGGTCTACAAGGTGGCCATTATTGGTTGATCTGATCCCGTTTTCGTGTATTATTAAAGAGTCAAAGGAACAAACCCAATGCGCTACACAACTCCATCAGGCCGTGAGTATTTCTTCCCCGAATCAATCTCTCGTTCTGAAGCACTAGAACGCATGGCGCAATATGCAAAGAAGTACGAGAATGATGAGCGTTCTGGACAACAACTATTCGACGACATGTTTGGAGGTTAATTATTATCTAATTTCTGTTCAATCATCCAACCTTTCTTAATTATCATGGGCACACGTTCACGCATCGGTATTCAACTCGCTGACGAATCTATCCTTTCTGTTTATCATCATTGGGACGGCTATCCTGAGTGGTTGGGTCGTATTTTGAAGACACATTACAACAGCAAGAGTAAAGCATCTGAATTGATTGATGGCGGTGATATGTCAGTCTGCTGGACTGATGATCATTTTCGCAATTCTGATGGTAAGGTTGAAAAGAAAGCAGAATACGGTCCTCAATACTATTCTGAGCGCGGTGAGAATTGCCCTCCTAGTTTGATGTCGATGAATGAATATGTTAACAAGAATAACAATGAAGAGTTTGCATATATTTTCCGTGATGGTGCATGGGTATGTTACAATATGAATGAATTTGATGATAAAGATCCTGAAATTGTTGAAATCCCCAATGGAGCACTTGTCTGCTAATTGTACTCACTAACTAACTCTCAATCTTAACTAAATCAGGAACAAAAATGTTTACTCCAGACGAAATGATGCGTAACGAACAACTCACCGAAGAATTTTGGAAAGAGGTTGAATCTGAAGCAGAAAAGTATGAGGTAACTGTTGATTACTATCTTGCGGAGTTTTACTGCTCATGATTATCGTTAAGTACCTATTTTGGGTTACAATTGGTGTAATATGTGCATCAATGTATGGGAGTTGGTTAGCAGAAAGGGACACAAAATTGTTGAATGTGTTAAAAGAGCGCAATGAAATGATTTGCAAACAATTCACACATCATCCTGATTGTCCTTGACTTTCTATTCATTTTTGACTAAACTTTGGAGGTAATCTACACAAACCGATGACTCAGAAATTTTTCTACATTGTTGATCACTTCGTTTCTTTTCCTTCATCTGAATATGGTGGAATCTGGAATGTTATTGCTGAGAGTGATAATGAATGTTTTGATTTGATTGTTACACAGGATGAAGGATTTAATGAACAGTGTTACAATCGACTTCGTGAGAATATCATGAAAGCACGAACATTTGCACTTGCGGAAGAAGTTGAGTCAACAATTGTAGAAGAATTTACGACATGAGTGCTGATATACATTGTGATTTTAATCATCATTTAAGAAAGGGACATGTTTGGAGAGTTCAGTTAGAAATTCCGATTAAACCCACTGGACCTGATGATATAAATTCATTACAGGTTTCGGTTGATGTTATTTCTCCGACTCAGCATCTTGCTCAATACATTGCACAAGAATTGTACCCAGATTGTTCCTTTATTTGTGTTCCCGATGACCCGTTATCAGCCGAAGGTTAATGATTATGTAAAATGGAATAGTTCGACAGGACTCATCGAAGGATGGGTCTATTTTGTAGATACTAATTACATAACGATTGAAATATTTGTAAAAGAAAAACCACAATGTAAGTATACAAAGGTTGAAAAACATAAGAAAGTTCATTGTTTAGTATGTTGTTATCCATGGGCTTGGGAGGAGTTAGAGTATGTTAAGTCTCGATGATTTCAAAGAACAGTTATTAGGAACATATCACAATCGTTTCCAAGCATATTCTAATCCCCATGATTTTGCGTATATTACAGTATCATATTGGGTCGAAGATGATTTGATTAAATCTCATAGTTATCATACAGTTTATGGTCCTGGGAGTGCATATCGAACAAATTTGCATGAATTGAGTGAGGGTTCCGGCGGTAAAATTTTGATGCTTACATATACTGATGATGACCCAAAACACCCTTGTGAGATGTTGTTTAGTCGTGAAATCATAAATGGTTGGTGGGTCGCAAATAATCAGAGGTATGAGTTAATTAATAAGGGGCAATATGTGAATACTTACATTGCATTTAATGGTATAGAGTATCATTCAAGAGATGCAGGGTTTGATTCAGTATCGAATGAACTTCTTTGGGGTAAGACTCAAGGACAAGAATTTATTTTCCACAAACAATCACAATCAGCATGAAATTTGAAGTACGTTATCAACATCAAAAAAAGAAAGGTTATTCCAAACGAAGCGCAATGTTTTATAAGGTAGAAGATGCTATTTTCTGGGAGAAGTATATTAAAGAAACTGGTGCAAAAGAAATAGAAATCGTCCCACATTAAAGATATCAATAATGAAAAAGTATTGGGAGATATGGAAGTATTCATTAGGAAGCTTCAGTGATGAGAAAACTAAACCTTATGATGATTATATTGTATTCGTTCGTACTTTCCTCTTTGTTAGTTACCTCATCACAAATATGTTTATTATAAGTAATACAATCAGACACTGGGGAGATATAAAACAATGTCCAGAATCCTTACAATCTATGATAGAGAAGACCTAAAGATTCTCAAACAAAAAAGTAAAAGAGTGAATAACATAGATGATAGTATTAGAAGTATATGTGTTAAACTTGTTGATATTATGGAAGAACAATTCGCTGCTGGTTTGAGTGCTCCTCAGATAGGTATATTGAAGAGAATTGTTGTTACTGAAGAAGGTATATACATTAACCCTGAGGTGCTTGAATATAGCGAAGAAAAGATTATTATGAATGAAGGATGTTTATCTATTCCGAAGATATTTGAAAAGGTAGATAGACCAAAAACAATTAAATTGAAATGGAGAGATACTAAAGGTATGCCTCATATAGAGAGTATAAGTGGATTCAATGCGAGAGTGCTACAGCATGAGATTGATCACCTTGATGGAATACTTTTAACAGAGATTATAGGGTAAAATATACTAAAAAACATTAAAAATCAATTAAAAAAGGCTTTATAAACATATATGAGCGTTTATTAACAGTCTGTGGAAAACCCTGTGGAATACCTAGGAAGGGTATCTGTAGTGTCTCCGAAGGTACTTAAGAGACCTTTTAAGCACCTTTTAATCCTCTCAGTTCTTGTGATCTTAGCGAGCAGACTATCACGATCTCCGCAAAAAGTCAACCGGATTTTTTTATATTTTCTCATAAATACTTTCACTTGACTTATACCCTCTGAGTCAGTATAATTAATCCAGTCACCTTCTCGCCTCTCATGCCTACAGCACATCAGACCGCGCAAAAGCAAAGAGTACGTGTTACTTTGGAGTTCGATGTTTACAATGATTTTGAAGCACGAAACATCGATTATACCAGGTTGTTTGATCTTCAAGGGAATGAGAATGTGGAGGTTTATGTAGAAGATTCTAAAGAAGTTTGGTGATAGTTAATAACATTTACTAGGGTGGACGGTTGAGTGGCTGGCCACCTTTCCGCCAATCGGTTGCGTTAGGCCCTATATTGGCCATGTTGAGAGGAACACCACCCCATGAAAATCCTTCTGATCGTTGTCGTTGGCGTCCTCTTCTGGAACAGCACCGAGGCGCGGCAGTTTGCTGCAAATTCTCTTGACTCCATGTCCGAGGTCGTTGAGCCTTCGAAGGCTAAGACCATTGGAGAGACGATCGACGGTCTTTTCGGCCAGTGATCTAACTGGCCACTGCGCCATTGATTCCGCCCCATGGGGCCCTATAATTAAAACATCAGCAACCAACCCACTTCA